AGACTTCTTTTGGCCTTTCTAGCTTGTTGATTCTTGCAGCGGTATCGTATCCTGTCAAAATGACTTTGTTCTTGCTTGAGTCCCAATATGGCTCACATGCAGCAATTACATCGTCAATCATAGAAAGTGTGAGAGTTCTGTCTGTTTCAGTTCCAGATGATCCACCGTGGGAAACTTGGGCATCGGTCCATGTTGCCTCTGCATCTCTATCAATACCGTAAACGTCTCCTTCATTAGTTGTGAGTTCTGTGCCTGCGACTTCATCATATGATGCAACAATCCTATCAAGAGGTGTGATAATTGTTCCATCTGTTGCAGCGCCATCAGCATCTGCAAGGATGTTCCTGTTCAAAGTGTTCTTGAATTCTGCAGCTGTGTAGTTGATGATGTCTACCCATTTGGCAGTATCATCTTTGCCCTCAAGGAGCCTTTCAATTTCTGACATGTTTGTGGATCTTGCAACAGTGTGCGGAGAAACTGATACTTCAGCAAAAGTTGGTTTTTTAGTGTCAGGTATTGCGCCTGTTTCAGTTACATCTCCGCCTGTGGTCTGTCCTGCGGCAGTTAGCGCTCTATATCCAGATTTACTCCATGCCCTCTTTGGAAGGAGAGAAAATGCATTTGATTCTAGAACGACCTGAGAGTTTAGCGTTGCGCCAAATAGAACATTTCTAATTCCCGTGGTAGTTGTGATAATTGGGGCATCTTCTTTCTGCAGGAGGAAGTTGTCTATCTCCTCATCAAGTTCACTCATGCTCTTTGTTTTCTGGAGAACTTTTACATCAAATCCAGATTCTTTGAGTGGCTTCCAGTAATAATAATCTAACATTGCTTCATAACTTTTAAAAAATGGTGCAGTCATATATTTCACCTTAGCTCAATTTTTGCAAGTGTTGCAGCAAGATCATCTGCTGTTGGCGCTTTTTCCTCAACAGCGTGGGATTTCTGTACTGCAGTGAACTCTTCCTTGAGTTCTGCCTTGACTTCTTCTTTCATTTTTTTCATATCGACCACGATGCCTTCAGGTTTTTCTTCCGGCTTCTTGGCCTCTTTTTCGATCTTTGGATCTTCTTCTTTCTTTTCGAACTGCTTTTTCATAAGCTCTGTAAGTTCGTTTATCTTTGCAAAGGTCTCGCCCTTGTATGCCTCAAAATCTGCTTTTGTGAGGAATTCAGGAACGGGAGCTTTTTCTTCAATTTTTTCAATAGGTTTTTCTTCTGCCATTTTATCATCTCTTTTGATAATATCAAATTCTGCAGCCGGATTTGCGCCTGCATTGCAGATTGTAACTGCTGACAAATTTAGTTCAGAAACTAATCTTCCACAATACTCCTCTCTTGTACATGCCCTTGCTTCAAGGATGTTGCCAGTGATTGAGTATTTCTTATATTGGCCTTTTGCAATTGACTTTCGGATCTTCTTGCAATATTCAGTATCGTCCCAGATTCTAGCCAAAACAAAGAGTGCTTCTTTGCCATTTTCAAGATTTTTGAATTTTGTAAGTTCTTCGGGATAGGGTAGTCTGACTTCAGTCTTGTACAGTTTCCCTGAAAGCTCTAGCGTGTCAAGTAGTTCGCCAACAATCTGATCAGAATGATCCACAGTGAGCCTGGCTCTTTTCAATAGCTGGGGTAAGGCCTTCCTGATGGCATCAATTTTTATTATATCGCCTTGCGTATCCAAGATTTCCATAGATGCAGGGCCAAAGATATACATGTCTTTTTTATCGTCCATTTTGGCAAATTCGCCTTCAAAGGTGAACATAGTTATCACTTTTCCTTAGTAAGATAATTCAATAATCTAGTTTGGAGTCGCTTGGTCATCATTTCAAGTTCTTCCATTGCAGAATTATACAAGAACATGGTCCGCTTCATTGGCCTTGTCATTTCAACACCAAGCGGAGGAGGCTCAACATATTTTGCATACTCCACGTTAGAAACTTCCCCAGTTACTGGATTTGGAAGTTTTGTTGTATCTGTAAATACTGTTATTTTGAAATCTGTTTCTTTCTTTGGGAAGGTAGATTGTTTTAGATTTCCAGTTCGGTAAGGCGCTCTTGCTTTGGCCTTATTAACAGTTTTTAGGGCCCAATCTGCAAATTCAGAATTAATAATATCCCTAAATCCGGCTGGAGCCTTTTCTAAAATAGTCTTGATCGGCTCCGTTTCAATATCAAGTTTGAAGTCTATCATATGTTTCTTTTAGATTTTCAATAGATGTATCATATTCTGGAAGTGGTTTGAAAACAATACCGTTGTCTCCAGGGATTGATTTTTTGTGTATGATCTTCAATATCCATATATCGTGGGGAATGCCTTCTGGGAAAGCATTGCATTTTTTGTCCTTACGGTAATGGACACACATAAGACATAGGTTTATGCCTACTTGCATACCTTTTCCTGCAACAAATCTATAATTTGTGTTTTTAGGAGTAATTTCAGCTATTTGCATCACCCATGTAACTAACATCATATATTTTTACATCAGTGTTGGCCAACACTTCAGGGTCCCAACCTTCTGAGTCAATCATAAATTCCATTTCTTCCTGAGTTAATGGTCTTGTCGTGATATTATTAATCTGGAAAAGTGATCCATCTTGGAATATAACTTCTTTTTGAGCGTATCCGTATGAATCTCCAATATAAATAACTTTTGTGCCTTTTGGAGCATGTATTTTCATAAGAGTGATCCTGGGTCCTATAATATCGTCTCTGTGACCAAATGCAAGTGCAATTTGTATATCCTTACTGGCGCTCAAAAATCCAGGATCATTGAGAATATCTTTTAGTTCTGGATCTTCAGGATCCAAACGTAGTTTTTCTAATTCAAGTTCATCTACCCCGCGCCATAAGATAACGTCTTCGGTGAGTTTGCTATTTGGTAAACCAAATATCTCCCGTAGTGTTTCAATTGCTTTCAGTGACCGTTCAATCTGTAATTTATATGTTATTTTTTTGAGATACTCTTTTGGGTATCTTAGTATTGTATTGATATAATATGAAGTTGAGGAATATTCCCACAAAGCATCGTGCATTTCTTTTGTGAATTCCGGCCTCTGCTCGGCATTTAGTGCATCCCAAGGCACTTTGACTTCATCTAGATCCAACCCACGGATTCTGATATCTTCCCTGGCGTCCCACCCTTCATCCTTCATGCTTTGTGTTCTAAATTCATAATAGCACCTGCAATGCGGATGCAAGGGAATATTTTGGCCGGCTTGAGGGATATCGTCAATTGGTATCCACCCCTCCAGGAAGGCCTCGGCGCAATGCTCACAGTTTAGGCCATCGTCCTGGAAGATCCAACGCTTTTCAATAGCACCAAGTTCTTTTGCAGCTTCAGTTCCAGCTTCAATAAAGATTCTTGTACCTTCAGTTCGGGCTACCATCTTCCAGTAATAGCTATCCCTAGTCTGGAAATACTTTTTGAGCCTACTTGAAACGGTCTGCCAATTGTAGCCTCTTGCAGCTTCTTCATCGATGATCTGGAAGATCTTCACCTTTTCCCTATCACTCCACGACTTGAAATAAGGTGTTTCGTACTTTCCCATAAACTCTTGCATATGGGCCAAAGCATAAGGATCGGGGCTATCTAATGCAGCTTTTTGGAACAGCTTTGTATATTCGCTTGTGATCTTACGATAAGATTCAAGGTACAAAGGGAATAAATAATGCCGGAGGGTAACATCAAGTGCTTTTGCCGTGTCAGCAACTTCAGATTCAATCTCTTGGATCAATCTGCTCCGGTCTGCATGAATATTATAAATTTCAAAAACATTGTTAATATTTTGTTCATACCTTTTTGCAACGGCGGACATAATCTTTTCAGGCTCATCCATGAAGTTATCAGGGATATATGCATGCCATTGCCTTTGTGATTTTGCTAATTTAGAATTAGTATTTTCCTCATATTCTGCTAATTGGGAATTAGCATCTTCTTTTGGATCTCCCGGCTCCTTTTCCATTTTTTTTGGAGGCTTCAAAGATCCATCATCATTAAATTCAACTTCATATCCTGAACGAATATAAATTGCAACAGTTTCGGCCCTAATTTTTTCTATTTCTGCATCTTCACGATCATCTGCAATTTCAACTTCTTCAAAGTCAAAATACCAATCAGTTATGCCAAGCTGCTCCATCAAAACGGTGTTCATTGGCTCAGTTACAACTTTCATCCAAGCTTTTGTCGTGTCATGCTGGACCTCTATTTGGAGTCCTGGATTGTTTCCGGCCTTCCCGCTCTCAACAGACCCTGCAACAACTGGCATTACGCCGTGACATGAAAAGACTAAATCGCGGTAGTATTTGTGCCACTCGATGGCCTCCAACTTGGAAGGATCATCAAGGACATCAGTAACTTTTAGATCTCCTGGAGAGGCCAACCACATGTTCGTGATTTTCTTTTTGAGTTTTCTAGCAGCATCTTGTATTTCTTTGACCCTGTTGCCTATTGATTCAACTTCAGCTTGGGTTGTTCCACTAAATGCGAAGATCTTCCCAAGTTTTCCTTCCTCAAAATTACCAAGATTGAATAGATCTATTTGCTTTGTTACCTTGACTTGATCCAAGCATGAATTGAGTATCGGAGTACCATATTCATCTGGAAGAATCCTATTAAAATGGCCTTCAATTATCTCTTTCTTTGAATAGCGCCTTGTGATATTAATACCCGATACTAGAGCATAAGCAGTTTCCCAGAGTGGGATTTTGTGTTTTGTGCAGATCTCCGGCTCTTTTGAAACACTATCTTCTTCTTCCTCAAGATTACAGATTGGACAGAAATATCCGTATTCATTGTCTTCTGGCCTAATCTTTTTGAGATGCAATCCATTTTCGACGAACAATCCCAAAGGCTTTTTGGAAAGGATCATCTTTCCAGATTTGTTTCGCCCAATATAACTAACAGAAATATATCCATCATCAATAGAGAGTACCCACTTCAGGTATGATCTAATTATCTCGTATAGATCCACTTCGGGACTTGGATTGTCAATGAATTGGGTAAATACTTTCTTTTGTGCAGGATCTGGCTCAACAAGATTTCCCCCACAAGTACACTTGCCAGATTCAGGTTTTTGATCGTAAGTTTCCTCACAGACAATACACTTGTAATTGAAAAGAGGCTTTATCATCCAAGGGGTATTTGTGATTTCCCTGATAATTGCATTATGCACCGGTTGCACCAGTGGGGATCTTTGGCAATATTGAAAGATCTGTTCCTTTGTAATTTCTTCAAAAATAGGGTCCGTTCTTTCAGTGAGATATAAACTGCCGTTGCTACCTGTTATATACATCTGTTTTTGAAGTGTTTCGATCTGGGATTTCATTGCGCCGATCTGTTTTGTCAGCGCAATGGGATTAATTTTGTCGAAAAAACGTCATATCAATACTCCATTTTTATTCACCAGATGAAATACTATAAAGTGTCAAAAAAATTTATATATCTTTTCTAAAAATATTAAAAAAATTAAATTTCAAGCAT